GCTTGTATTTTAGTAACTGAGATTTTCAAATCTTTAGAAGCATCAACAATCGTTTTATATGATTTAAGATACTTTCCGTTTAAATCATAAACTTCAATCGGAACAGTCTTTGTTAATTTGATAGTTCCATTTTTGTAACCTTTTTTAAGAGAGTTAGAAACTTTAACCCGTGAACTTTCTGATAGAATAGTCGTTGTTGCGCTTAGATTTTTATTGTATTCAAAAACAGTACTGTCAATATATTTCTGTTCTTCAAATTGAATTTGTTCTTTATCAACAATTTCTAATATAAAACATCTAAAAGATTCTATACCATATTTGTTTATGGCATTTTGTAAATGTGAATTAGGATGTTTATTATTAAGAAGTTGATTTTTATGTTTATGAAGTCTATAATAAATATTTTTAGAACTTCCAACATATTTCTTTTTGTTGATAGTGTTTTCAATACAATAAATACCTGAAACGTTGATAAACGACTTGTTGATTTTCATTGTTTTTTAAAGTTTACCGCTCATTCCTGCAATGGTAATTATTGAACCCCACTCTATACCGTTCATTGAAGCCTGGTCGAATTTCTTCCAGGGTGTTTTAAGGGATTTAATATTACCTTCCATTCTTCCCCTCATATACCTCAGTTCTTCGCGAGCTGCGTCTTTGATAGTAATGAAAGGTAGAACTTTAGACAACTGATCTGCCATAGTTAGGTTCTTCTGGTTGTAAGGTTTGTGTTTCCTTTAGGCTCTCACATTCGGTAGCAAGGCTGCTACCTCTGTCTTTCTTCTCAATGAAGTAATGAGCCTGTTCCATGTACATAAAGCCCCTTGTACTAAATCTTTCGACATAGCGACGGGTAGCCTCAAATATTTCTTCTTTGCTGAATTTGTAGTGAGTTACAAATTTAATCATTTTCTTCAGACATTCAGACTTTGAACCGCGATATCTGTAGCCTAAATTATTAATTCCTTCAGGAAAAATGTTTCTCCATTCTTCTATCCAGGAATCGACATCTGATTTGCTTTCTCTTCGTACATGTTTAAACATCTCTTCACCTTTGGTTCTGAGTGTCATTTCATCCATTCTTGTACCATGCCACTTGATATAACCTTTCTCTTCAAGTTGTGCAATGGTCTGAATAAATGTAAGATCACCTTCGGTAAAGATTTTCTTTAAAGTATTCCATTCTTGTTCGTTGATTAAAACCAGGAGGACAAATTGATAAAAGTTAATATCAAGTTTGTCATCCTGGTAAATTTTCAAATACTCTTTATTCATGTAAAAACATTAAAATGTTTAGTCAATAAGTCCATTATCAGCAAAGCTGAAATAGTCTTTATCAGGGGTAATGATCACATGATCGAGAAGTTGAATATCCATAATAGAACCAGCTTCTTTTATCTTATTCGTGATCTTTGTATCTGCTTCACTTGGATTCAGATTTCCTGATGGGTGATTATGACAGGCAATAATTCCGGATGCATTTGCTTTAATAGCAGTCTGCATAATGATTCTTACATCTGTCACTGTTCCTGATATTCCGCCTTTGGCAACGTGTTTTATTCCTAAAACTTTATTTGAACGATTCAATAGAAGAATTTTAAATTCTTCAATGTGTTCAATCGTATCAGGATTCCATGTAACAAACATTATGTTTGCAACATCCTTTGAGTTATTGATTTTTGGTCTTTCAGATGCTTTAACACGTGTTTTATAGATTAAATCTATCTCTGATACTTTGAATAAATTGTTATTGTTTTTCATTTTAATAAGTATGATTACGATTAAGAATTGCTTCTTCTTCTTCGAGCAGAATTGCTTTTTGAATAGGACTTACTACATAATAATCGTAGAGATCCACATTACCAATGATCAGTTTTGCATCTTCACGAAACGAAGGCTGAACTTTTAATTGTCTTGTTTTTGTAATCGTATCCATTACTCATAATCATTTTACTGTCGATTACTTCTGCATCTTTAAGATCAAAACCTTTGGTCATTTCTTTGAACCAGCTGTCAGACTGAGTACCAAGTACCCTGATGATCCACATTTCTGCCACATCATCAGATTTCAGCCTGTCCAGTCTTCCTTTTTTTTGTTTTGATTGAGTAGCAGAACCAATGTATGATTCCATAATTGCATGGGTCGCACCTTTCAGGTTAAGACCAAGCGTAAGAGAACGACAACTGCCAAGATCTCTGATTCCACCATTATTAAAATTACGGATCAGGTTTTCATTTGTTTCCGGTTTATTGTTTGAATGAACCGTATGACGGCTGATTTTGTCAGCCTGAGCAGTCAGTTCTGAGAATATCAGAACTTTAGAGTTTTCAACATCGTTAAGTATTCCTTCTTTTATCCTTTTTGCCAACTCTGCTGTAGAATTAAGGTTAAGAAGAAATTCTTTTCTTGCTTTGATACTATTCAGGTAAGTCATTGCAGCACGTTTCTGTTCAGGTGTTCCTTTTTTGTTCCAGAACCATTCTGCAGCATCAGTAAACCAATCATCAGATCCTTGTGCGAGCATCATTCTCTGACCAGCTTTGATCCTTTCGGTCAAATAATCATAATACTCTTTTTCGCCTTTTATCGCAACGAATTTTTTCGTTCTTATAATAACCTTGTCGTTATTATTTAAAGAATGATTTACGATAAAGAACCTGGTTTTGTTGATCAGACCGTCATCCGCGCTGTCATAATATTCAAATATGACAGGACAGTATTTGTTATAATACCATTCCTTGTCATTTTTATTTGTAATATCATGAGTTGCAGTAAGTCCCATCAGATATTTATATTTCACATTCTTAAAAAGAAGGGAATATTCAGGTGTCATCATTGTATGAATTTCATCTGCTATGATCAGGTCAAATTCTCTTCCATCCCATTTATAAGCAGTCTGAATATTTTCTATCCATATGAACATATATCTGATTACTTCTCCTGATTCAAGTATCTGATCTTCGTTATTGGCAATTTTCCATCTGTCTGTTGAATTGGTTTCAGAAAGACCCCATTTTAAAAGTTCTTTTCTCCAGTTCTCTTTAAGATTTGTTCGCGGTGATGTGATCAATACTGATTGGATGTCTGAATTCTTTTTGATAAAGTCTATCGCTATCTTCGATTTCCCTGTTCCTGTCGACAGACAGATTGTTCCCTTTCTGTTCGGAGCTTCTTGAAATGCTTTGAGTGCCTGTTGTTGTATCGAGTCTCTGGTTAGTACTTCCATTTTTAATTTTATGAATTAATGTTTCTACAAGTAATTTGTAATTTTTATCTGTATCTATCAGATTTTGAATAGTTTTAATACCATGAAGAATAGTTGCGTGATTTTTAGTACCATTTACAGTATTACCACCGAAAAACTTTGCTATTTCTGATGGACCGTAATTATATTCTTTATTGGCAATGTAATAACAGAGTTGTCTTGGTTCTGTAAGTTCTCTTTTACGTCCTTTTCCTTCTATCACGATAAGAGAATCATATCCAAAATAATCTGCTATCTGCCAGCTGATATACATCAGTCCTGGTTTATTCAGTTTAAGTAATTCTTGTAATTCTTGTTCCTCAATTCTTTTAAATTCTTTATCAATTATCTTAAAATCAACATTATCGAGTTTGATTTCTACATGAAAATAATCTAAAAGAAATTGAGCGAATTTTTTGTACTTGTCAGTCATTTTAAAATAGTTTAAGTTGCCCGTCATAAACAGCATTCTTAATCTTATTAGCCTGAGTTATGTAATAAGAATAATTAATGTTGTAATCCTTTATATTTTTCTTTACATATTTGTTGAATAATGTACACACGAATCCGGATTCAAGTTGAATGACACTTCCTTCTTCATTCTCTTTTATAAGCAGATCACCATTAACAGATACATAATACCGGATTGTTTTCTGGAGTTGCTCTTTTGAAATTATTTTCAGATTGTCATTTATATATTGCCTGTAAAGATTCCATCCTGATCTTGCCCTGAAGCTTAGACAGAAATCATAGATATTATCATGATTTGTAATAAATTCTTCAATAGGAATACCTAATCTATAATAAGCATCAAGAGCTTTTGGAACCACACGCATAGACCAGTCTTTATTGTAGGCAATTGATCCGTTTTGCATAGGAATAATTTCAAAACATCCTTTGTATTTAGGTTTATCATCGGTATCAACAGCCATATAGTTATTTACATCTCTGATAACCATTTGTTTGTATTCTTTGAATTCCAGGACTAATCCTGTTTTTTCCTGCCATTTCTGACAAATTTCCTTAAGATCAACAATGTCCTTATCATGCAATCTGACTGTAATACCATCTGTATTTACTTGCAGGATAGTGATATCGCTGATCAGATCAGCAAATGATTCTGCAAGCATTGACAACAGGAGCTGACCGTTAATTGTAATGCTTATAAAATATTTCGGATCGTAGAATAATGAAAATTTGTCATTTGATTTACCAAATGTCCCGTTAAGAGCAAGCTTTAATCCTGAA